TCTTTAATGCCGATCTCGTCCACTGTGGCGCTGATTGTGCCGCCCTCTGGAACTGCGGGTGATCTGTCAGGGTCTTCACTCCATTCATTTGTCGAGGAGTGGAGCATCCCGCCGCGAGCAGCATTAATGGCAGCATCAATGTGGTCCAATTTCGCATCATACCTGGCTTGTGCTTTCGCTTCCTTAACTCCATCCGCAATCTTCAAAAAAAGCCGCTCCAATGACGGGACGGCTTTTAGCAACGCTATAACTGCGCTGATGAATCCCATTAGCCAG